GTGGGTAGAAAAATCATCTCTTTTGGGTTATCGACGAGTGAAATTGACCGGGCTATGAAAGAACTGGATGGTTACAAACAAGAAATCCTTCGTAAAACAGAGCTTCTACGAGAGAAAGTTGCCGAACGGTTGGCTGATGAAGCAAAAAGAGGATTTAGTGGGGCCGTTGTGGACGATCTGATACGAGGAAGTCAGAGTGTTGCACAGGTTGATGTGTCTGTGGATAATCGAGGATCGGTTACCGTTGTTATTGCGAGCGGAGAAGACGCTGTTTGGGTTGAGTTTGGCGCTGGCGTTTATCATAACGGCTCACCCGGTTCGTCTCCTCACCCTCGTGGCACGGAACTTGGAATGACCATCGGAGGTTTTGGAAAAGGAAACGGAAGAAAGGAAGCCTGGGGGTTTTACGAAGATGGTGAACTAAAGCTCACCCGAGGCACTCCGGCTCGAATGCCAATGGCGAACGCGGTTGCTTCCGTTTGTAACGATATTCAAGATATTGCGAAGGAGGTATTCGGGTGATTGACATTGAGGCAGAAGTTTTTGGTATAGTTTCCTCTGATGTGAGACTGAAATACCCGAAAGTGTATATGACTGGTGAGTATGTCAAATCACCCCCTTCGTTTCCCTGTGTATCTCTTATCGAAACAGATAATCAAGTGTATCGCAACACAAGAGATTCCGGGTGTATCGAAAACCACGCCCAAATCCAGTACGAGGTGAATGTTTACTCAAACAGAACGAGTGGCAAAAAGGCAGAGTGCAAAGAAATAATTTCTTTGATTGACTCGAAGATGGAGAAACTTGGTTTTACACGTACATTCATGAATCCTGTTCCCAATGAGCAGGACGCTACGATTTATAGAATGATCGCAAGGTATCGAGCGATCGTCTCTAAAAATAAAACAATTTACAGGAGGTAAATTCAAATGGCAATTAACACCTATAAGATTTTTCTTATGCAGAAGAAGACCAGCACTTATGAGAAGCTGATCGATATTAAGGATTTTCCTGATCTCGGCGGCGCTCCTGAGATGTTGGAAACCACAACCTTGTCTGATAAAATGCAGACCTATATTCCGGGCATTCAGTCTCTGGACTCCTTGGAGTTTACAGCGAACTATACTCATGATGAGTATAAGAAACTTAAAGCTATGGAAGGCAGCGAAAATGAATTTGCTGTATGGTTTGGTGGTACAGAGGCCGGCGGCACTGTGACTCCGACCGGTACGGATGGCAAATTCAAGTTTAAGGGTGCTCTGTCTGTTCATGCTAACGGTGGTGGCACCAACGAGGTAGTTGAAATGACCATTACGATTGCGCCGTCCAGCGAGATCGTGGAGGACACCGAGGCGTAAATATCAGGAGGTAATAAATTATGGCAAAGCAGTTGACTTTCACTTTTGAAGATAAAGAATACACGCTCGAATTTACCCGTAAGACAGTTACGGAAATGGAGAAGCGAGGGTTTGTAGCGGCAGAGGTTGAGAATAAGCCCATGTCCACTTTGCCCGCGTTGTTTGAAGGGGCGTTTCTTGCTCATCATCGGTGGGTTAAGAAAGAAACCATCGACAAAATTTTCGAGCACATGACCAATAAAGAAGACCTGATCGGTAAGTTGGCAGAAATGTACAACGAACCCATCATGGCGCTGGTCGAGGAGCCGGAGACTTCTGAGGGAAACGTAAACTGGACGACGAGCTGGTAAGTGACTCGGCGTTAGATCGTAAATCCGTTCACACGGGGAGCGAGCGTGAGAATCGCTCTGCTCCCCGTTCTTATTCGGAGATTTTTATAGAGCAGTTCCCCTATTACTTATCGATAGGCATGACATACGAGCAATACTGGGAGCAAGACGCGACGCTTGCAATATATTACCGCAAGGCAGATGAGCTTAGGAAAGAACGTATAAATCAGAGTGCATGGCTGCAAGGAATGTATATTTATGACGCTTTGGCTCGCCTGGCTCCGCTGTTCAACTCAAATGTCAAGAAGGGAACAAAACCTAAACCCTATGTCGAGGAGGCTTATCCTATTAGCCGCCGTGGGGTTGAGGAAGCACGAGAGAAAAAAGAAAAAGCGAAAGCCGAAAAGGGTCTGTTATACATGCAGACCTATATGTCACAGAAAAGCAAGAAGACAAAATCAGCAGAAGAGAGGTGAGTAAATGGATACCACGATTGAGCAGTTGGAAGTGCAAGTCAAAAGTAATGCGAGTTCTGCTGTTAGTGGGATAGATTCTCTGTCTGAATCGTTACAGAGGTTGAAATCTGCCACTAAGGGGGGCATTGGCTTAACAGGTATTGCGAACCAGGTGAAAAATCTTGATTCGTCCGTTAAAAATATGGACTCCTCCAACTTCGATAAAATTGAAAAGCTGGCTGGTAGTATCGAAAAGCTGAGATCATTGAGCGGAGTGAAGATTTCTTCTTCTATAGGAAATCAGTTGAAAAACATTGGTCAAGCTGTTTCCTCTCTTGGCGATATAAATCTTAGCGGTGTTCAAAGTTTGAATTCGGTTTTGCAGCCGCTCAATTCGATGGGTAAATCCACCGGCTTGAACAGTACCAT